TTAATGCATATAAGGTCATCAAGTAAAGCACAACGATGTTTTGCCTACGTTAGCGTGTCCTAAAATTATATTAAAATCGCCATACTTAAACCTAAAATGCTCATCAAGTCTTGGAATACCAAGCCTTAACCCTGTTTTCAAAGTTCCTGCTCGGTATTCGTCTAACTTTTTTATATGTTGATTAATCTCTATTAACATCAGAAAGGTAAATCTTCTTCTCTGTCGGGAGAATGTTGTGCAGTAGTTACCTCTTTTGATTTTTGTATTTCATAGCTGTTAAGCATAGAATATAATCCCTTCTCGCTTTTAGCTATTGTAATAGGAATAGAGCCTCTGCTGTTTACGTTTGCTCTATTCTCGTTTATCCAAGCAATCATTTCATCTGCGTTAATCTTAATATCACACACAATCCAATCTTGCTTATTTTCAAATACTCGTATTCCGTTTACCCAAGTCTTAGTCATTGTTAATCCAATTTAAAAATGTTTGTGCTGTTTTTACTACGTCATCTGCTGTTGATGAAGTTCCTGCGTGGAACTCCGAAGCAGCTTTAATTACTGTTTGTCTAATAATGATTTGGTCTTTATTAGTGTAATTAGCTTTTGGCTGATAAGGTTCGCCATTACCTCTTGGAAAGTCTTTGTTTACAATCTTAGCCTTGTTTTTGTTTTGGTCTAAGTCGTATGTTACTTCCGTTCCCACCTCGTACTTAAACTCTCCGAGTGCGTACATATGTGGGTTGTGTCCGTTGGCAAATGTTACGTTGTATTTATTCATCGTCTTGCCATCTCCTGTTTTAAAGCTATCTGTTTTGTTTACAGATACTATCTTACTTGTATAATTCATCTTCTTGTATTTGATTGGTTAGCACCTCTAATTTAGCTTCAAGTTCTTCTACTCTTTTTCGAAGTACTTCGGTTTCTGCTTCTCGTAACCGTAATAAATCCTCTATATATGTCATATGGCAAATATACAAATTATTTTTAATAAAAAAAGGGTCAGTTATAAACCAACCCCTTTTCATACAAACATATAGAGAAACTAACCTACAAGACATAGGTTATATTGTTGAATACTTATGTATTAATTCGTTTAAGTCATCGTTGGATAACTTTACTGTGTTACGTGCTTTTTGTTGTAATTGTTCAGCAGTACCCTTGCCATACTTTATATCTAAGTTTAAGCCAAATATGTACTGCTCCCCTTGCCCAAATAAATTGCATTTAGGACATTGTACCTGTACGTTTACGTCATCCCAACGTGTAGCATAGTGTTTTCTACTCATAAAGTGTCCTGCGTGTAATCTACTTACGTCATCTATTTTGCCACAAGTAAAACATTCAGCTTTGCCATTCTTAGAATATCTATTCCTTATGTATAGGCTGAATACTTTGTCTAATTTTTTTACTATCTTACTTCGTGTCATTTGTCAATAGCTTGTAAAAGCGACTTACCAATAGGCTCACTAATAGACTGTATTGCTCTATATATTTTTCTTGACATACGCTTTACTTCTTGCTTCTCACTTTTTGTGCTGTCAATACCTAAGTTTGTATATAGGTTGCAATCTAATTCTAAAAGTTTGTCTATTTTCTCTTTGTCTGTTATTTGTTCTGCTAATATATTCTCTATCATATGTCAAAGATAACCATACTACTAAACATCTAAAAAAATACTTTTAAACACATATATATTAATTACTATATACTTGTTTTTATTTATTTGTTATATGTTATATATTAGTTAATACTATATATAGTTAAATGATATATAGTAGTTATATTATATATTATATATATTATATATATCTATATATAGCTATATATTACTTACGAATTTTATTAAACTTTTCAAAACCTCTGCTACCAAAATACGCTACATAAACAGTAACAAGCAAAGTTTTAAGAAGTTCAACCCAAGCTGCATCTATATCAAAGCTGATATTCATACTATCCAAAACTATATAAAGTGTAGTAGCAACCGTAAGATAAATAAGTGTTAATGGTCTTGTGTTTTTACTTAGCCAACTATCAGAAGCCATATCCGCATCCCAACGCTTAGATACTTCTTCTATTTCTAAAATATCCATTTTAAGCAGTTCTAACGCCTTTTCTTTTTCAAATGGGCTTAGGGTATTGTCCTTGTCTATTAAGTTCTTTAAAACGCCTAATAAGCCCTTATCGGGCAATGTATCGCTTAAATTCTTAAACAGACCTTTCTCGCCAACAAGAAACTTGCCTACTTTAGTATCCTTGAATTTCTTTTTCATATATTCTAATTTGAAACTGTACTATAAATAAATAAATGTTTAACTCATCAAAGTTATACTCATCATTTTTAGGATAGTAACTTAAACCACCTATAAAGGATGTTGGAAATAAAGAAATTATTGCTACACTTATCATTAGTACGTTAGTTTAGTAAGTCCATATTACGCCCTGTACTTTATCGGTATCTATGTCAGCGTGAATAAAAGTATCTGCTACTCCTATCCTACTAAACCCTACATCTAAAAGGCAATTAATTAAATCAAATCTATCTTTACTATTGGTACAGGCTATATCTACTGCAAGTCCTTTTGTATGACTACTGCCTTCTGCACCGCCAACAGCTTCATTGTGTTGTTCTGTTCTGTAACCGCTTGTAATGTGTATAGGCTTATCGAATTTATCTCGTACATCGTCTAACATTTCAAGTAGGGTCTTATCCATCATTTGTCCTGAACCTTGCACATCAGGGCTATCAAACTCGCTGTAATTAAAGTACTTCACTTCTTATTTCTTAGTTGCCACCACTTCTGTACGGTATATCCAATAGAAACTACTAATAGCAATAATTTTAAACTATCTTCTATAAGGTCAAATGTACTGACTGTTATCGCTGATAAATTTAGCAAATATATTCTAAGAGTAGTCAAATCCATTTTATTAGTTGTTAAAAGACCACCCTGCAAAAGTGTGGACACCGTTACCTTCTACTTCAATTTCTTTAGACACCCAACCATAAGGGAATTGTATCTCTGTTACAGCAGGAGTAATTACGTTACCTTCTTCGTCAAGTACAGCAGCTTCTGTTTCTTCTGTAATCTCTGATGCCTTCCAAAGAACATCAACAGAATACTTGTCTGCAAGTACAGGCGCAGTAAGCTCGTTGCCTTCCTCATCGTAAGTGCCTTCAGTTACTACTACGTGTCCTAATTTAACAACCGTATGGCTGTGTGAAGGGTGGCTATTCCCTTCCTCATCTTCTTGGTGTGGTAGAGCAGCAATTCTTGTTTCTGCTAACTCTTGAGTTTCAAACTCATATTTTTTAAATATATATTTCATTGTATTAAATTAACTTGTTAATGCTATTAGTTCTGCGTCTGTTAGTGCGGTGTTGTAAACTCTTACGTCTTTAACGTTTCCGTAGAGAGGTAAAGAATTTGTATAATTAAAATTAAATTCACTCAAACCTATTGGCATAGATGCAGATGTATCTGATGTTCCTTTGACACCATTTACCCATATAGTTACTTCGTTTGATTTGTATAAAAGAGCTATTTTATTATATAATGTTATATCTGAAATAGAGTATATAAAATCCACTTCATTATTCCCACTTGAACGTACTTGTACAAGTAATAGATTACTGCCATTGCTATACCCTAATACTATTCTATTAATAGCTGTTCCGTCTGAAATACTCATTAACCTATATGTACTATCATTAGCCAAAGCACTTATCTCTGCATACAACACACCCTCACTATCATTAAACACATTTAAGTTACCTGCATTATTACAAGTTTCCGCACTTCTTGTTACACCCCCAGATTGTCCTGACGTTGGTATATACGAAGTAGCGTAGCTTCCTTCCTCTAATTGTGCACCCCAAGCGTAAAAAGATGCGGTGTCGTCAGTAGTAGAACCTCCTCTTAATCCAATTCTTATAAGTCTTGTGCCTGTTGCGCTAACAGTTTTGGTAAAATCATATCTTACCCATTCAGTAGTAAGTGTTATTAAATTGCTATTTTGGTTATCGAAATCAAAAAATATTTCTTCTCCGCCATTAACCCCTTTTAAATAACAAGAAAGAGTAAATGTAGTAGCAGAAGATGTGTAACCAATGGTAATAAAACTAAAATCAGAAGAAGTAGTTCCACCGTTCATATCTAATACAACCTTATCGGCAGTATTATTTCCATCAGGAGAAATAGCATTGTTAGAAATTACAACAGCAGAACCTGTTCCACTTTGACCGAGCGACCACTCACTAAAATCCTCACTATAAGTAATAATATTCTGCCTCTGTGGCTCTAATAGCAAATGCCCTTTAGTGTTATTTAGAAAGTCAATACGTGGTTCGTCAATACGTACTGTTTCGATTAACCCATCTCTATTTACCCTTGTTGCTGTTGATGCCCTGTCAAAGTCAAAAGGTAGAGGTTTGTAGTTGTTATTCTCGGCATTATACGCAAGTAAATTCTCTGTCTTTTGCGCCCAATTACCGTTTCCTAAATTAAATGTATTTGCCATTAGCTTGTAAGTGTTTGAAGTTCTGCGTCTGTTAATGCTTCGTTGAATACCATTAATTGATATACTCTTTTTTGGTTTTTAAATGACCTACTACTGTCATTATAGCTAAAAAACATACCGTCTAAATCTGTTGCAAAACTTACCGTTCCTGTTGAAGAACCTAATAAGCTACCGTTTAGATACGCCTTACAGTCGCCTGTTTTATATTTTACCGCTAATTTGTAGCGTGTGTTTGGTTGAGCTGCGCCAGTAGTATTATTTCCTATGCTTTGGGTAGTCATTCCACTACCTTGTACAAACACCCTAAATTGACTACGGTAGTTATCTATACTTATACCCTCGCTTAAATCGCTAGCTGTACCCACCACAAAAATATCCATTAAAGCGTCTGTACTGCTACTACTAGTAGTTTCGTATAAATACTCAAAATCTATAAATACTGTACCCTCTGTTTGTCCTATTATGTTTTCTAAACCACTTGTTACTTCGCATTGTTCTACTGTCCTTGTAACTGCTACTGTTGTTGGTATGTAGCTTGTTGGGTAGCTTCCGCTCTCAAACTGTACGCCCCATATATAACCATTACCCGCTACACCTGTACTTTGTGTACTCGTATCGCTATCAGTAAAAAAGAAATCTACAAAATCTCCACTTCCTGTTGCGTTATCTGTTGCTACTATTTCTACTTTTATCCAATCATTAGGATATTGCTCTATTGTTGCGCTTGTTACATTTGTGCCTTTGTATGCTATTGTATTAGTATCAAGGTCAATAATAGTGTTTCCGTTAGCAGGTGTAGTACCATTAAGCACAAATAAACTTCTTGCGTTTAAATACCTTAAATCTCCTTTTTTAGCAAAGAACGACCAAGCATAAGTACCGCTTAATACAACACTTAAATTCTTTCTTAAATACGCACCACTTGTTTGTGTTAGCTTGTTTCCTGTTAAAGCACCATCAGGAGATACGATACTTGTTTCATTTACTGATGTATTGGTAAGCGTAGTACCTTGACTTAAATCTTCGCTATATGTATATATGTTAATCCTCTGTGGTTCTAACAATAGCGTAGGATTGCTTTGTACTACTCCGTTTAATAAAGGATAGTTTAGTCTTGGCGTATCAGCAGCTATTGTTTCTATAAGACCATCTTTATTTACTCGTGTCCCGTTAGTACCACCTGAATAGTCAAAATCTCCATCAGCAGTATTAGGCACAACAGAATATAGGTTTTTTGTACCACCACCCTTGTAGCCACTTGGTATTTGTACTAAAGATGCCTTGTCGTATATGCTCATTCTAATGTGTATTCTAAATCGGTTGCCATTTCTGTAAAGCTAATCCAACTTGTTAAACTTTCCAACTCTGCATCTGTTAATGCTTCTTTAAATACTGCAAGTTCTTTTGTTTTTCCGTAAAATTCATTTGTAGTTGAAATATCAAAGTCTAAAACATCTAACCCTGTAATAACATTGCCAGTTGTATCTGTTGCTCTTTCTACACCATTGACGTATAAACTAAAATCATTCTGTTTATATTTAAAAGCAATTTTATTAAATTCAATTGCATCACTAACATCATAATTTAAACTACATTGATACACACCGCCTAACCTAACTTGTGCTTGTATTCTATTTGATGAACTTGAAAATCTTAATAAAACAGAATTATTAAAATCCCCACCATTACTAATACCTAAAATTCTATTAGTACCATCATCAGCTAAAGCTGCAATCTCTGCATACAAAACCCCTTCACTATCGTTAAACAAGTCGGCATTACCGCTATTGGTTGCTGTTTCAGCAGCACGAGTGGTGGTACTTCCACTATTGGAAACGATGTAGGATGTTGGATAGCTTCCTGCTTCGAGTTGTGCGCCATATAAAAACACACTACCTGTTCCATCTCCACTATAAGTTACTTGACTTAACGTATCTGAATTACCTGTTGTTTTAGTAGCTAAACTTATTTGATATTGATTTGGTGTAGAACCTAATTGACCTACGATTGTACACCTATACCAACCATTACCAAAATTCTCTATTTTTGCATCTGAAACCGTAGTTCCGCCTTGTGATAATTCTTCGCCTATAATACCATTTTCTAAATCAAATACTTTACTAATTGTATTACTATTAGATGTATTTACAAGGGCAAGTTGTATATTAGATAATGTATCTTTTTTAGCAAATACACTTAAAGAATAATCAGTAGATGCACTTAATGAAACCGCATCTCTTATTCTGTGTACATTACTTGTTGCATTATCTGTAAGTTTATCAGCATTTACTGAACCATCAGGAGAAGTAGTTTGATTGGAGCTGACACTTGTGTTTGAAGCTGTCCAAGATGCATCACTAAAATCCTCACTATAAGTAATTAAATTAGTCCTCTGTGGCTCTAATAACCAACTACCAAAACCTGTTGTGTAATCTATTCTTGGAATACCACTTGCAACATCTTCTATAAGTCCTTTCTCGTTTACTCGTGTAGCACTTGAACCTCTACTAAAGTCAAAGTCGGCTTCTTGTATTTCTTTTACGCTTACGTTGTCTATTGAAAAAGTATCAGCATTGTCAGCCATTGAAGCACCAATTCTAAAATCACTTGTGATAGATGTAAATTCAAAAGTATAATATCCGTTACCTGTCGTATATGTTTTATAAACAGAACTACCACCATCGACACTTATTCTAAATCTTCCACTATTATCTAAAACATTAAAACTTGCTTTATATTTTTTTCCACTTGTTAAAATACCATATTGTCGAATTAAAGAACCATTAGAACTTCCATCATATAATGCTTTACCGTTTCCTATACTCCAAGCACTTCCTAAATCCCAATCACTATCCGTATCAAAATTACCATTAGTAACTAATTCTTGTGGTAAGACTTGATAAGGCGGTATAACAGTATTTATAGAGCCATCACTATAAGCAGTAGGAGTAAGCGTAATACTCGCTTTGTTAGGTATATCCCTTAATATCTTATCTGTGCCATCAGAGTTCTCGTAATAGTCAGAATGATTGTACAGCTTATTAGTAGCAGCAGGGTCAAAGTAAATATCTCCCCAACCTTCAGGATTAGGATTTCCCCACTCGCTTCTGTGATATATTTCGTTTGGCATCTATATACTTTTTTAGTTTAACTATATTTTTATTCTTTGGTTTGTACATTCTCATAGAACCCATCCATTAAATAAACTATCTTTGTCAGGGTATATATCGTCATCTGAATTTTGCTCATATTCAGGATATAGGTCGTTATTAAAACTCATATGGTCTATAAACCTTGTTGTATAATACTCTGCTAAATTACGTTCCTTCTGTACTAAAAAATCAACCTCATCTTTAGTAGGTGTTTCTGCGTTTTCGCTTGTGTGCTTAAACAATCCACCATTCTTTAACTGATACGCTGAATAAGGCAAATACTCCACCATTGCAAAATGAATAAGCATAGGAGCAAGATACTCATCTACTAAGGTTTGGTAATCGCCTGTTAGTGTACCTGCAATAATATCAGCTTGTAGTTTGTCGTATAATTTACTACCTGTGTAGTTTCTTACGTGTATCTCTTGGGCTATCTTAATAAACTGTATAAATTTATTGGTATCTACATTACCGTCTATGATACTGTTCTTTACAAGGTCTGTTCTGTTTATGAATAATGCAGTAGCCATATCTTAGTTTTTAAATCCCATTTTATTCCAATAAGCAGCAGTATAACCTTTATACTTCATATCTTTGGGTGCAACAGGTACTTTTTGTGCGTTAGCTTCAGGCTTAAATCCTTGACTTCTTGCTTCTGTTGTACTGATTACATCTCCTAAACTTTTAGAGCCTTCCTTACGTGCATAAATACGTCTAAACCATTTATGATGGCATCTTGCACCACCTTTGTAAAGCCAAATAGAATAAGTATCAGAACCACCCTTGCCAAAACCTGCATTAACCGCTTTGGTTTCCATAGCTACAATATCCTCTTTACGGTACACTTTTTTAGCACTTACCATTTTCTTGCAAAACTCCCTTGATGTGTCTTTAGTCTTTGCAGGATTGTACATATACCTTACAAGATACACCTTGTCCTCTTGCCCTTTTTGCTTTGACTTACCGTCTTGCTCACTCTCACTATATGGCTTGGCACTTCCTGTACTTGCAAGGTTTGTCTGCTCGTTTAACTCTTTAATCTTTTGGTTAAGGTCATCATCATTGTCATAGTCCACTTCTTGCTCATCTATAACCTCAAACTCCTTTAAAAGTTCTTCTTCGTCTTGACCTAAGTCTATAAGCGCATCAGCTATTTCTGTATCTACAAACTTATCTAAATCACTACTTAACTTTACGCCTGTTTCTTCTTCTCTTGTTTCTTCATCTACAATAGCGTTATCCTGAAAGTCTAAAGGTTGTAAAGTCTTAAAGTATAAATTTAAAGAAATATCATTGTAAGCTAATATCGTATCAAAAGCATCTATAAGTAAGTTCTGAAATGGTCTGATAACTATATTCATCATTAGCTTAGTAGCTGTTTCTAACTCCTCTGCGTTGTTTCCAAGCCCTGTATTGTCTTTAATTCCCAAAAGCATAGGAGATACCACCCTGTGTGCTACCATTATCTTACGACTGCTCTCATCGCTTAAAAACTGATACTGATTGTGTGCATCACTTAATTGTACAGGGTCTATGGTAGCTGCTGTTTCAGGACTGTCATTAAAAGATAAAATAAACTTACCTGCATTACTACTTCCTGAAAACTTATTATAAATACGTCTTTCTATTGCTTCTCTTTCTTCTGCACTTGGAGTACCACTATTAAAATTAATAAGCATTGAAGGACTAAGACCTGACTGTATATTATTTATATGGAAGTTAGATATTTCTTCTTCTAAATCTGCATACTGTAAGCCACCTTGATAGTCGGGTGTTGAGTAGTATTTGTATCCTGCTCTGTAAGGCTTAACATAAAGTATTTCGATTGCTTCATTACTTGTACCAAAAGCAGGTATGCGCTTTAATTGGTTAATACGGTTGTATTTAGACCAATCACTTGAATAGTAATAAGCATCTATTTCCCCTTTATCATTGCACTTCTCGGCTGCCAACGTTTCAACAGGCATATGCTCAACCCTTGCTATTTTTTTTCTATCCTTACTATAAATAACCTGCATAGAACATTGACCGAATAATTTAAGGTCGCTACATAATTTTCTTACACAATCTTTATGTAAAAGCGTTACAGCCTGTGCGTATGCTTCGGGTTTCTTGTCGCTATCAGTAGCATCTAAACCCTTACCGTATATCATTTCACTAATACCGTTAATAATAGCGTTGTTGGTAGGGCTACCATTGTAACGGTCTATTAGGTACTGAAAGTATGAGTTTTTATCTCCGTATGTAACATAATCCCTACCTTTTTTTTCTTCAATAGTAGGGCTAACATAATTTGATAAACTTATTGCGTGTATCATAATACTATATAATCGTTATCGACTGTGTCGTTTGTTTCGTAAACATTATCGTTCACATCGTACCTGCTTTGTGTTACAGGTGTTTGGTCTGTGCAAAATAACTTATCTCTATACACTAAAGTACCGTCTGATTTGGTTACTTCTAAAGTATAAAAATGTGCTTCTCTAAATGGTGCATTACTACTGCCAAACGTCATATTAGCTGTTAAGTAATTACCACTTGTACTTGTAGAAGCTGTTATAGTTTCTGACTTATTTGTTTGTTCGTCAGTTACAACGTATGTAAGCGTTTCGTTAGCAAATACACGAGGTATAAACGTAAATGTCTGCGTTTGTGAAACTGATACAATCTTCATATAAGTATAACGTACAAATATGAATATTTACTATAAGGCAAAAAAAAAGGGAGCATATAGCTCCCCCTTTATAATAGACTACCTAATTATGCATCAGGGGTAATCGGTGTAGTAGCACTTACGTCAGGAGCAGTCGCAAAGAAAGGCGGTGCTGTTTCCTGTGCAGTAGCTACAAGTGTAAACCCTGACAGGTCGCCCATTGCTGCGCCTGTTACAATCGTTCCACCTGTAATCTCTGCACCGTGTTCCTTACCAATTAAGAAATAGTTGCCATTATAGTCCTCAACTACATAATGCGCTCTACCTGCGTTTAATAGCTTAATTTCTTCTTGTGTTGCTACATCAAGATAGGTAAATGTTACATTTAGTGTAGTTTCATAAAAAGTAGTACCGTTTTCTCTACTTGATGTTACAGATGTTTCTAAAGATGAATTTCCTTTAATCTCATACTTAAAAAACTCCGCACTTCCATCAGTAGGTAGTGTAATAGTACCACTTGTGTCTGTCAAATCTGCTATTGTCGAAGAATAGTCAAGAATGTAGATGTTTTTTAATCCACCTACTGAATTTTTACAAGGGAGTGAACGCCCTTTAGTTACTGCACAAGCCATATTTATATTTTTATTAAAAAAGGGCAGGTAGGCATTTACCTATCCCACCCCCTTTTATGTTAGTTATTATTATGAGTAAAGAACAATATCCCCTCTTACTCCGTACTGTACACCTGCTGTATAGCGCATTACTACACGTACATTTTGTGAACCGTCAAGGTCAGCCATATCAATAACTTTAACCTCGTTACGGTCATCTAATAGACCTGTACCAAAGAATAAGTTAGATTTTTGAGCAGCTACTGCTGTGTTGTTAGCAAGTCCTTTAGCTACTACCATATTGATACCTTCAAAAGAAAGCTGTCCGCCATTGTACCAAGTAGTACCTTTGTTATCTACACCGTTTGCACCAATAGTAGCAACAAATCCACCTAAAGCACGTACATAAGCACGAGCAATGTTAGAAGATACATAAAGGTTCAAATCCTCTTTTCCGTAAACTGTTGTAGGGATAGCATCTACGATAGCACCAAGTTGTGCAACTACGTTTGTACTATCAACAGTTGTAGCAGTTACATCTGCACCACCGTCAGCAGTTAAAAGTGTATCGAAACCATCAAAAGAACCCTCTCCTGCGCTACCTTGCCAAATAGAAGTTTCAGTAGCGTTTGCTACTTCTGCTGCTACCTGTGCAATAACAAAGTCAGAGAATAGTGGAGGCAATTCGTCAAAAGCACTAAAGCCCATTTGAGCAGCTTCCCAATCTGCGTGTAGCTGTTTCTTACAAATCTGTAAGTTTACTTGCAATTCAGTTGGAGTAAGCACTTTTTCAGTAAGTGTCATTGTTGATGTAGAGCTGTCAAAGTCGCAATCAGCAGAACGTACTAAATTAGCAAACGAACCTACTTTCATAGCAGCTTTATACTTTACATTAGGTAAGATAGTGATTGTACCGCTATCTAAAGTGTCGGCACTCAATAAGGCAGCAGCAAGGTATTTACCTGCAAACTCTCCTGCATAAGATGAACCTGTAATTGTTGGATTAGCCATTTTTATTTATTTATTTAGTTGTTAATTTTTGATAATACTCTATCAAGTGTGGTCTGCTTTCTGTTTTGTGCAAACTTCACATTAATGTTATTTTGTTTTTGTTCAGGATTATGAGCAATAGGCTCGGCAGCAGGTTGTGAAAGTTCCTCTTTCAAATCTTCTGACAATTCAGTTTCTTCTACGTTAGTAGTTTCTACTTCCTCGCTCATTTCTTCTTTCTTTAAGTCCTCAATCATTGCCTTAATTTCAGATACAGCTTCGGCAAGTTCTTCTTTGGTAACGTATCCCATTTCTTCTTTTTCAGCTTCTACTTCTTCTGCTTCCGCATCTTTAATCTCGCCAATAAGACCTTCTTCTGCTACGATAAGAATTTTACCGTCTTCCATTTCGTACTCGCCAACAGGTACTGCTACTCTTTCGTCTTCTGTAACAATAAAAATTTCGTTTCCTGCTTCAAACGCTTCTGCTTCAAGTACAGTTCCGTTTTCAAGTTTAGCTTGTGCTAACTCTACTTTCTCGGTCTGCTCTATATTTTCTACAATATCAGCAGTTTCTTCTCCAAGAAAGGTTTTAATCTTGTTTAACATTTCAGTTGCTTTCATATAACTATAACTATTTTAATTAACTATTTTACATTTTTACAACTCCTTATTAAGCCTTTGTTTTCCTTCTTCTGCTTTTTTGAGTTGTAATTCATATTGTTGTATAAGGTCATTTAGTTCCCCATATCCATCAATTCTTTTAATATCCACACCTAATTCTTTAGCTGCTCTTTCTATGTCATCCATAACCTGATAGGGATTGATACTAAAACCACCAACAAAAGGACTTTTTAAACTTGCTGCCTTTTCTGCTTGTTGCTTGGCTCTAATAACGTCCATAGTAGCTTTTGAAAATCTATCCTGAACGTCTTTAAGGGTTTTTACCTTTCCTTTTAAATCTCTAACAGCCTTGTTAGCATCCCCAACAATACTCAATTCTACTTTAGACAGTTCTTCTTTGTTAATCTTGGCTACTTTAGCCATTACTTTTTTATTCATAATTTATATTTTACCTATACCTTGATTTATTAATTTACCTTTACAGCACTTTATACTGTAAGTGTTTTTTTCAGCACACAAACAACCACGTCTGCTACCTTTAGGACTTGTATGTGATGGTGTTAAGTATTTAATATCTCTCATCCCTGCCCTCTGTTTTTTTTCTTATATAGTTTACTACCTTTTAAACTTGACATTTTTGTTTTAGCGTGTACACCCTTTCTTTTTACTTTGGGTTTTACTATATGCGCTACTTCAATTCTTTTAGCCATTACAGTTGGTCTAATTCTTTTAGTTTACTTTCAGCCCAACGTTTAGCAGCTTTGCCACCCCACAATAAATAAGATATAGTACCACAAGCCTTTGTATCTCCTTCATCGTAATACTCCTCTGCTCTTGATAAATAAGAGTACATACGTTTTATAGTGTTTATGCTTATAGGTTTGCCCTGTGCTAATTGTTGCGCTCTTATCTTACCTACGTCTGTTGCACATTTATTGTTTACTTCTTTGTTTAGGTCTATGCCTCTTTGTGCATTGTTTTTTACAGCATCAGGATAGTCAGAGTAGCTTTCTAATTCTTCTTTTTTGCCATTCTTATACCTTTTGTCATCTCTAACAATTCTACGGATATAAGACAACATCTCCTCTGCTTCTTCTTCTTCAAAGTCGTTTATAGGCTCGTTAGGGCGTTCCATTTTATCTACAAAGTAGCCCTCTATTGAAAACCCTTTTACTTTACCTGTCTTTACAAAGTCATTCCAAACCTCTGAATTGTTTACTTTTACTACTCCCATCCAAGTACCAACAGGCACTTCCATATTGTACTTTCTTGACTTATCGTGTACCTCATCTTCTACTATCCAACTCTCAACAAGTGATAGCCCTGATAGTTTGTAATGGTGTTCTAAAGTACTGTTGTTTTGGTTGCCTTTAATTAAGTACATTTCTGAAGCCTTACGGATAGTATCTTTAGAGAAATATATATAATACTCATCATCGCCTTTACGTCTGTATATGGGCTTATTAGGGACTAATAACGCACCTACAAGTATTTGCTTGTCTTTGTCTACTTCTGCTAATTGTATTTCTTGTGAGTTTAGTGCTATAAAATCTTCTTCAATGGCAGGGTTTTCTACTATTGATATAGCCTCTATTCCTGCTACACTATCCTCGTCAAGTATAAGTTCTACAATTCTCATATTAATATAACGTGTTTATTTTTAATTTTACTAAATTGATGCGCCCTCTACTATATTACGTTCTAAACTCTGTGCTGTTGTTACGTCTTGTGATGTTACAAACGCTTTTATAGGTCTTTGACTTTGTCCTGCAATAGTTTCTGCTAATTGGTTTCCTGCTCCTGCTCCCACAATGTTAAATGCAGGTGGTTGAGCAGACGGTGTACTTGGTCTTGACACATTAACGCTTGGCGCACCACCACCTAACCCTGCTGTGTTTGGTGTTTTTGTAGATGTTATAGCTTTAACGTTTGCTAAACCCGCTACTGTTGCTGCTGCTGCGGCTGCAAAACCTAAAGCAGGACCTACAACAGGTATTTTTGCAAGTGAAGCATAACTATCTTGCGCACCTTGATATGTAGATATTAAAGCACTTGATATAGCCGCTGCTTTACCTGCTGCTGTTTCTTTTCCTAAGTTAGCTGCCAACCCTGCTAAACCTTGTTGAGCATAAGCAAGTTTTTGGTCTTGTGTCATTTTAGCCCAAGTAATCTCATTATCAGCAGCTTGTTCGTTTAAGCCATTTATTTTGTCATCAAAGTCTTTTTTTAACGCTAATAACATTTCATTCTTTTGTGCTTCATCTGTTATCTCACGTTCTATAAGTGCCTTTTTAGCATCATAGTCTTGTTGCAGTTCTAATCGTTCTATCTCACGTTCTGACTTTCCTATAAGTGCTAATTCATTTTGTAGGTCTTTCTGCTCTCTTAATAGTGAGTTAGCGTTTGTTTGTTGCTCACTTCTAAACCCTGTAATTTGTGCTTCAATAGCTGCCTGTTCGTTTAAGGCTTCTTGGTATGCTATTTGTAAGTCTACATTATCTTTGTTTTTAGCTAATTCCGCTGCTGCTTGGGCTACTCTTGCATCTGCATTAGCCATCATAGTTTTTTCCTGCTCGTCTAAAAGTTTACCCAATTCTTCATTAGCTTTTATACGTTCTTCAAAACTCTTGCTTTCGTCATCTCTTGTTTGGCGTAACTGTTCTGCTTGTCTGTCGTATTTTTCAATAAGACCTTGATTGGCTGTTTCTGCTAATCGTGCTGTCTTTTCTAATTGTACGTTAGCTTGTGCTGCTTTGCCTGTTTCTTTAACATAATCAGAAGTACCCTTAACTATTTTGTTTACTGCTTCTGTTCCTTTGTCAAATGAGTTATTAACGCCTGTTAGTACATCAATACTTTCTTTTCCTGCGCTTTTAACATCTTCTAAAGCACCTTTAAAATCTCCACTAAATACTTTTTTAACAGCACTTGCTAAATATCCTAAAGTGTCTAAATAGCTTTCAAACCTTTCTTGTATGTTTCTTTTAAAAGCATCCGCAAAGTCTTGTAGTGATTGTTTAGGGTCTTCAAATATAGCTTTAAAGAAGCCTGTAATCTTACCGCTATTGTTTATTACAAAATTAGCAAAGTCATTAAAAGCAATAGACACAAATTCAAATGCTGTGTTAAACGCATCTGCCACTTGTTGGTTTTGCTCAAATATCTCTTTAAGTTTAGCAAAGGCAGCAATAGCTAAACCAATACCTGCTGCTTTTAAAGCTGTGCCAATACCTTTAATACCCCTTGATGCTTTCTTAGCACCTGTTTCCATACCCTCAAAGCCCTCTCCTGTGGTAACAAGGTCATCATTTAGGTTTTGTATGCTTTCATCTACTTTCTTAATACCCTTTATAGCTTGTGTAGTGTCTGCATCTAATTGTAATACTATTTTTTCCATCCCGCTTCTCTTTTAATCTTTTTACCTGCACCCATAAACCCACTTGGTAATTCATACTTACCTTGTGCTATGCGTATGTTTTCTGTTTCGCCATTTGCGTACTTCAATAACTCTAATATATTTTGTAGCATTATACTATGTTTAATAATTCTAAGTTGCTTTCGCCTGTTAGTAGGTTTGTGTTTACGCTGTTTATAATATACTCCCTACCATTTATAATAAATACATCATTAAGCTTATAGTTTAATAATATCCTTAATGGCAAATATGCTTTTACTTTTACTAGCCTTCTTTTAGCATTAAAAGTATCTACAATATAATTTTTATAATAGTTTTCAAATAAGCTATCATCTTCTACTAAACCAGTATACTCATCAACTTCTTCACCAAAATTTAAAGATTGACTTGTACCATACGTATTAGATGGTCTATTATATGTAGTTAATCCTGCTGCTGTGCCTGTACTTATGCCATTGTAAAAACTTAAATAATTCCCTACTGTTAAAGTTTCATTTGTTATATTTAAAATAAGGGGGTCTATGTTTATTGGGTTTTGGTCTTTATCAGTACAGTAACCGTATTGCATTAAACTTTGACTATTATTAGCCAAATCATTAAGTCTTTCGTAAATCATTTTACCAAAAGGCAATTGCACTACATACTTACCACCTCTATTTGTTGTTTGTACATCTGGATTAGATGCTGTTGTACTTTCTAAGTCGGCAAAAACTTTGTTGTTAATCTCACTAAAGTTTATACCTAAAAATGTATTTGGTTTTTTAAATCTAAAGGCTATCTCTTGGTAAGGTATGGCAAAATTTACATTGCTTTCATTTACGTCTATAAATTCGCTTACATCGTAAGAATTTCCTGCGCTATAAAAATTATCTAACGTCATTACCTTAATCTTACCATCGTCTTGTACGAAGGCTGTAAGGTTAAACATCTTAAATAAGCCAGTAAGAAAATCAATAACTTTTAAATCAGGCATTTGGTCTGATACTACTATATTACTAACAGCACCGTTAGGCTCTATTGCGCTACCTGTAATTTGTGTATCGTAATTTGTAACAGTACCCCCACTAAATACTTGATACCTAAAATTTATTGTAGGTGTAAATGTTATAGCAGGGTCTTCACTTGTTACCCTGTATCTTATTTTTCTTATTTGACCATAAGGATTGCTTGTACCTACAAATACATTAATTAATGAAAGTGTACCTGTTCCTGTTATTGAGGCTACTGTAAACGGTGTGCTTGTAACATCTTCAATAATCATTGTGTATTGTGATGTACTTGTTAATATAAAAGTAGTGTAGTATTGATATGATGGGCTACCTAAAAAACTAGCTTGTGGTCTTATAGTCCATATACCCTCTGTTTGACTGCCTGATAAAATTGTCATTGAAGAATAAGGAGATACAGCTGGATTGCCACCCTGTAAGGCAGGTGTCCATTGATTAGGACTTGCACTAGAAAAATCAAAGCCTGTAATTGGCATATCTACAACTGCTGTACCTGTTACATTTAAGCCTAGTGCGCCTTTTACTCTACTTAACCACAAATATAAAGTACCCCATAAAGGATTATTAGTTTCGTCAAAAAAGTCATCACTTGCTCCACTTGTAAAAGTCAAGCCTGTATAGCTTTCTATCTCGTCTACAATAGTACTTAATTTAATAGCGGGTTTAATATCATTATATCTTATCCCGTGATTATGTGAACCACTACCTCCACCTCCTGTATCATAATGTAAATTACGGTCATCAGCAGTATGTGTACCGCTATCAAAAAATAATCTTTCAGTATGTGATATTAAGGGATAGCGTATTGCTCCACTTGCTAAACTACTTTCTAATCCTGTTTTTACAGTTGATACTCCGTACTCGTGGTCATAAGTAGTAACACCTTGAAATACTGTACTTAGTTTAGTTTCTTTTAGTTTTGTTTTTAAATCTACTGTTTCTCCAAAGAATGTAATCTTATACGAGTGCGCTTTATTGTTTTTTAATGTAACACCATCAAGTCCTATAAAACCTTTTCTAAAAGTTAAACTATTTAATTCAATTGTTGCTGATACTAAATCATTAGCATTAAAAGAAAACGCAATGTCAATATCGTAATTATAATAATGCTTAAAAATTTTATTATTAGTCTTACTCGCTGGTACATTAAAAGATTGACTAAAGGCTGTAAATATAGAACCTATATCTTTTACATTTTGGATGCTGTCTGTTATTGTAACACTTTCATCCTTAAAAAGTTCTAGCCTTTGTCCTTCTATGTATAATTGTATAACCACTATCTTACCGTGTTAATTTTATCAAAGGCATACTCAAAGTCAATGGTGTATTGTACAAGTCTATCGTTTAGGCTTGTTTTGTATGTTACGCTTTGTGTCTTAGGAATAACAGCCAATACTAATTCTGTGTCTGTTAGTTTGGTAAGCCATACTTGTTCACTCATCATAAGCTGTTTAATTACTTCGTTGTAATCTTCACTTAAATAGTTAGTGTTTAGTGTAATGCTTTCTTTTCCTAATTTATTGTACTGTGCTACTTGTGGCTTGTATGTTGCGTATGTTAGCGTTCCAAAGTCCACTACGTTTGCCTTATACGTTTCGCCTGTTGTATTTAGGCTTTCTGTGCTTTTAAGGCTAAACCAAATATCCTGTAATGCTCCAAACTTATTTACAAAGGTTATTTTTATTGGCTCATACTTAGTACAAGGCTCTGTAACTATTTTAAGCACTTCTGTGCCACTATCGGAGTTTATATATAGTTCATCTACCAATCCTACATCAATACTGTCTAAAAACGCATCTAAAAGGCTGTTATCCTCAAATGTACCACCGTCTGCTAATACACGTTCTTTGTATGTGTCTGTATTATCGCTTCCTGATACTGTGATGTAGTCTATTTGTCCGTTAGTATTGGTGGAGCTACTTACTGCCTGTACTCTTTTAACTTCTCCTTTGTATAAAAAAGAAACACTATCTGTGTCTTCTGTAAATACAGGCACTCTTACATTTTGGTCGTCAAGTCTGAATATCTTGTTATTACTTTGTAGGTACGTTCTGCTAAGTTCAGGATTGATGCCATCTTCAAAATAACCATAACCGTCAAAAGCTATATAATCAATTTCAGCAGGGTTTTCAGTTCCACCTGTTGTAGTTATAGTAAAATCAGGTCTTGCCCAAACTGTTTGGCTGTCGTATTCTCCGTCAAACTCAATATCTAAATAGTCCCTTACAAGTTCGCTAATCTCAAATACTACATAATTGTTACTTCCTATTGGTGTTTTAGTTATTGTGTATCTTAATTCGCTTGATGTTGGTGGTGTAAGTTTTACACCTGTATAAATATATAATTCCAACTGAACACTTGTTATCGTGTTTGCAGATGGTGTAACCTTTATATAAAAAGGGCTTCTTACGTTTATTTTAGTTGCCACTTGTTGCTGATGTTAAAAATTCTTCTAAATCTAATTTATACGCATCCACTAACTCTTTTGGTAGTTTGTCAAATGCTTGTTCAAAACTCTTTGTAAAGAAATTGCTCGGTTTTATACCCTTTCTAAATATGCTACGTGCTATAAGGTATTGTAAACTCTTTCTCTTTATAAATTGCCCTTGTGCGTTTCTTACTCCTTTAATGTTTTTTCTAACTAACCATTTATCCAATGCTTTTGGTGGTGGCATCTTATCCCTATAACTAAAGGGCGTTTTATACTTCTTTTTAGTGCCACTTACACCTTTGTCTTGGTATATACCGTAATCCTTCATAAAGAAGTTTAGGATAAAGGCATTTGCAGAAGTTTTAAGGTCGTATCTTAAACTATTGTATAGTTCGTTACTACTATTCTTCTTACCCTTTGTTAAACGTGTTCTTGACTGCTGTATAACACGCTTGGCAAACCCTTTTAATATGTCCTCTGTGTTGTCTAACATAAGTAAATATCGTTTGGTATTTGTATGTCAAAGGTTGCAGACCATCCTGCTAATTCGTTTTCAAACCTATCGTAAAATGGCTCACAGCTTGGGTCGCCTACTAATTGGTAGTTATCGTTGTATAGTGTTCCCTGTCTTAGTAAACCAAATAGCTTATTCTGTACTGCTAATTGTGTGTTGAGTACATCTTGCTCGTTATCATTGCCTACAAATATATCCGTAACCTCATCTTTGCTTACATCTACAATATCCATAGATAGTAAACTAATGTTTATATTAAGTACTTGTTCCTGTACGGTTACGCTATTTATGATTAGGTGTGATAGTGGGAATATGGTTTGTTTAGACAAATCTATTTCTGTTAAGTCGCCTGTTGTTACTGTATTTACATTTTCATCAAGTAACAGTTGGTCTTTTATTGTTTGTGTTATAAGGTAAAAACCTCTTACTCCTTTATTTGCCATTTTTAATTCTTTTCGCTTCTAACTCGTTTTTCTCTTTCATAAACTCCAACGCATACAAACAATCGTGTACACCTAATTTAGTGATATTTTCAAATCTTGTAATATCTCCGTTAGCCAATCCGTATATTGATTGATACCAACCCCATTTTGCTCCAAAGTTGCTTTCTGCTGTAAGTCCCCCTGATTGTGTGAATAGGCTATCATAGTCTGACATAACTCGTTCCCTAAATTGTAAAAAAAAACAATAGAACCAAGTACGGCATCTAAAGGCATATTCTTATATACGGTTGCATCTTTTACTTCGTATTCTTCTATGTTATACAAAGTATCATATTTGCCCTTAATCGGTCTGTAAAGTACCGCCATTGCACGTTCTATGTTATCCCAATCGCCTAAGTATGTGTCAAGGTCTATATATTCCCCAAAACTCATCTCATCAAGATTAGGTATAAACCCATACTCTACGTTGCCTATTTTAAAACGTCTTTTTAGTGGTGGAGTGCCTTCAAACATCTTAGATAGCTTTGTAACTATCGTTTGTATGTCAGATGCTTTAATGTGCCTTGCAATCTTATCGGGTACATTGCAAAATATAGTAATCATCTTTAGGGCTATTTGGTTTTCAGTCAGTCCTTCGGGTAATTTAAGATACTGCTGATATTGCCCTAATGTAATGTCATTTAGATTTGTTGGTACGTTTAGTGCATACTTCATATAAATATAACGTATATATACGAAGTTTTTAGAAACAAAAAAAAGGGCTATAAAAGCCCTCTATAAAATTCTTGTGTTCTGTGGAGTAAATCCCACACAATATAATCTTTGTCTTGTGGATGCCTTGCTTTTACGCTTATCCCTGTTCCTATGTCGATGTGTGTTATTATAACGCCTGTATGTAGTTTATGTAGTTTCATATCCTCATTTCTTGTTCCCAAAGTACAGGTGTCCACTCCTTAAAGGTTTCATTCCAATATACCTCTCTCATTATTTCTAAATCTCCATTGTACTCGTAATGCTTGTTTCCTATTTCTATAATGTTCATAATCCTATCCATTTATCTACGTGAGCGCATATCTGCAAAAATAAGCAAACCCATCCAAAGGCTGCAAAGTAAATGATAAAGTCAAATATAAAGTTTTCTATCTTACGTTTCATAGTATTAGCTTAAAGGGATTGTATTGAAAAAAGTTTTAGCTTCTTCATAGGTTCTAAAAGATACAGTTTCAGGTGCTTTATTCCACACGCTATACTCTACGTCATAAAACTGACCACCATTTACTACTGTTAAAATCGGATTGTATTTGTACTCTGTTCTCATAATGTTTGTTATTTATACAGCAAATATACACAAATATATTTATTTACAAAATGTTTATAAAGTTTTTTTTTAATGTATGTAGTACTTACCAAAGTTAGGCTTACTTAATATAGAGTAACAAGAGTAACGTGCTGCATCAAGTGTGTGGTTAAATGCATCTTCGGGTACGTTGGTTATTCTACCTGCTCTATCTTCTTTCCACTTATAGCTTCTAAATTCTTTTATCATATTCTCGCTATCCTTTGTTACGTGGAGTTTGTAGCGTTTAAGTAAGTCTATCCCTGCTAATACAGAGTTGCTACCTTTATACGACTTCATTACTTTGTGTCCGTATCTTCTAAGCTGTTCTATTATTTCAGGTCTTGCACTATCAGCGTATGTAATACCGTTTACCTCAACACCTTTTAAGTATTGGTGTATGTCCTCTGTTGTCATCTTAGACCTATATAGCAGTTCCTTAAAGTAGAGATTATGGTCTTTCTTGTATGTTGCAATAAATGTAGTAGGGTCGTTAAATCCAAAGTCCATCCCATAAGCCACAAGCTGTGCATCGTCAGGTATGCTATCAATCTCCGTGTACTTAAATATAGTTGCTTTAGATATTGCCCTTTCCCCAAGTCCATATATACGCCAATAAGTATCATCTGTTTCTTTTAGTAGTTCTATCTCGCTTATTATACTATCATCTAAAAATGGATTATCTAAATAAGTAGTCTGATAGGTTTCTACGTCTTCTCTTGCTTCTAACTTCTCCCATATCCAATGATACTCATCTGATGGGTTTAAATCGCCTATAATCTTGTCTGTTGTTCTGAATACCAACTGCTGCCAGTCTTCAAAGTCTAACTCGTTCATCTCATTACAGAACAGTAAATCCCTTTTGCGCCCTCTTACTTTTTGTGGTTGGTCTAAACTAATAAACTCTATAAGGTTGCTATCTAACTTGTATTCGTGGTTTGACTTATTATGGTACTGCTCATCGTATAAGTCCATACGTTTAAGTATATCCATAAAGTCCCTCATTACTGTTGCCCTAACAGCAGGGAACGTCTTACGACATATAGTAATGGTTTTGTTATCGTTGTGTTGGCAGTAGTGTAGTATAATCCATAGCAGTATGTTGTAGGTCTTACCGCTTCTTGTACCGCCTATCTCTAATGTTATTTTTTTATTAGAGTTGGTTAGGTGGTTATATACTTTATTTACCTGTATTGTTGTCAATCACTTCTACTTTGAAACTCTTTTGTTTCGTATCGTGCTTTATCTCTCGCTTAGTACCATTAAGTCTATGAGCTTCTTCATCGCTACTTATCATTTTCATAGCAGCTATTTGTAATACAGGAGCAGACGTTTCTTTTATCCAGTTATTAAGTAGTGCTACCTTCTTGCTTGTTCTATTTTCTTCTATTGCCCTTTTTATAGCGTTACTTTCGTGTAAATTATGCTCATAAAAGGTTTTTTTAGCGCAAGGCAAATAAGCTACAACGTGTTCTATAAACATCAACTTATGCTCTGTAATGGCTTCTAATGCTTTCCGTTCAAGTTCTTTGGTATCGTACATATTAGTATAACGTACTTATTGCTTTATTTTATAGGCTATTCATAAAACCACTTTTCATTTTCAGGATAATCTTTTATCACTAACTCAATATAAAAGAATACTAAATCGAGTACAATAGATTTATATATACCATTAAAATATGTGTAAGTTAAACCTATGCCTAATTGACTGTGGTATCTGCCTGTTTTTAGTTTCATTAATTAAAATGCTACTATTGTTTCTGATGCGTTGTATATCTTTGTTTGTTGGTTTCTTGGTCTTATGTTGTTGCTTCTTGCTTCTTTTAACTGGTTTCTTAGTTGCTCAATTTCATTTGTTAGTTCACTAATCTTTTGTTGCATCCTAAGGTTTTCCTGTACAAAGTCATCGGGAGTTTTAATCTTCACACCCTTTACAAATACATCATATACACTATCGTATAGTTCTTTTAGTAATACATCTGTCTTATAATCATAGTCAAAGTTTCTTAATGCGTGTAGTGTTGTAGCGTGTGTCTGACCTACCGAATGTGCCATAGCTGTATAACTTATTTTAGTTGTTTGGCTTAGTGCTTTAAAGTAAACCTTTCTTGCTCTTACTACTTCTTGTTTCCTACTTACCCTCTCTATGTCTATGTCTGTTATTTGTTTAATTATGCTCTTTAGCTTCTTAATCTGTGTTCTTTGTTCCTGTGTAGTACCTTGTAAGTATTTTGTGTATCTCATCTGTATAATAGTTTATTAGTTTCTCGTTATCGTTTTCATATGCTCTTTGTAGTTCGCCTTTAAAATAGGCATAACTTTTTATTAGTGTTGTTTTACGCATCATAATTTAAAGCGTCTAATATAATCATTTCTTCTTTAACCTCTTGTAGCATTTGTAAGGCATCGTAATAATCCCCTAACTTAATTGCTAACTGAATCATCTCTATGTCGTTTATAAACTCTTGCATTAAAATAAAGATATTTGTTTACTGTTTATTTTTTTCCAATTAATTTTTAAATCATTCCTGCCATCTTTTTTTACTATATGTTGGCATATTTCATCTCCCCATAGTTCAACCATTTTTTTACAAGAATTTAATTCTTTGCCATTTACATCGTAAAAAATTTCTTTTAAACCACCACCGTTACTACCGTTAGGCGGTGCAGAAAAGGCATACAATGTAGTCCTGCCTGTTTTTAAACCTTGTTTTATTACCTGCATAGCAAAATCTCTATCCTCCTTTCCTGACACTTGTTCCCTGTAATATATGTTTTTAATCTTATTATTACTAACGTACACACAAGAATCACAAAAGCTATCTAATATAATAGGCTTTGTTGCGCTCCAAGCATATTGCCTGTATTCTAAAGCTCCTAAAGATACATCAAGTTCTTTAAATTGTTTTTGGGCATTTATAAGCACATTGTTGTCTTTAATTAATTTTGTGCCATCCCTGTAATAAAGTGCAGTAATGTCATCATCTAATTGCCAATATTCATCAATATTATTTTGTTCTGTATATTTTTTTATATAGTTTCTTACATACACAATGCCCTTGTTGTTTTGCGGTAAAACAATAAAATTACTATTAGGGTATTTGTTTTTATATGCTTGTTCTTCTTGTGGCTCAACTACTAAATATAAGCCCTTATGATTTGCCAGTAAATCTGCTGTCTTGCAATTATTGTATCTTGCTTTAGTGGGTATAAATATATTTAGCATAGCTGTAATTGTTTACTATATTTATGGATGCATAATTGGTTTGCTTTACTTATGCTTAATAAAAAACCATAATCTGTTCCGCCTGTTTGTGTTGTGAACCCCTTTTTAAGTTCAGGGTTGTTTTTATTATAATAATCTTTAAGTTGTTTTGTTGAAAACAGCCAAAAATTGTTTTGGTCACCAATTACATAAAACATCTGCTTTGTTTTAGTTTCCCTAAATATACCACTTGGGTATTGCTTATCTGGGTATTTTCTTAAAACTGATATAAATAGGTTATTGTATTTATTATATGATTGATCGTTTTTTATTTCAACCCCCTGCCTGTTTTCACCTCTTTCGTATTGCCCTTTTTTGCTTACAAAATGGCTTAAAGTTATATTAAGTTCGTCATTAAAATAATCGTAAATGTATTCTTCAAAATTATTTGCTTGTTTGTATTTATGTGTTTGCATTGTTATAGTGTTAAATATCCTGTCTTTTCTTGTTTTAATGTTTGTAATTGTTTTGTTGGACTTTCACATTTATACATATACTCTCTATAATATAGTACAAAACTTATGCGGAGCCAGTCTTCGGAACAATTTTTAAATTCAGTATTACCGTGCCACTTATGCACATCAACAAAAAGTATGTCTGTGTTTTGTAAATCAACAGCAACACGGTATTCGGGTAATACAAAATAGCCTTCATCATAATGACCTTCCCTGTAAACAATTAAATTGCCAAACCCATCCCTGTAATCGCCAGAGTCTTGGTGTACTGCTGTTCTAAAATTTTTATTTACAGTAACAGTTGTAAAACAAGTATCTTGTATTATGTAATTTTTGTTTGTCCCTTGCGCTATTGCTGATTGCCTTGCGTAATGTTCAGGACATAATTCTTTGTATTTATCGTCTATATATTTTACAAAAGGTATTCCTTTTTTAAATTTATCAAAATGTTTTTTAGCAAAAGCTGTTTTCCTGCAATAGTGTGTCATTGCGCTTTTATCCATATAGCCTACATTGCCAGAAGTTACCTTATTACCAACTGTTATATTACTTACACTTCCGTCTTTACGTATTCTTTTATGTATGCTGCCACTTGCTGCACCCCTGCTTTCGGTTACTTGTATGCTGTCTTTAAAAGAATTATAACCTGTTTTAAGTAAATCCATAGGTATTGCATTCTTTCTAAACCTAAATAGTAATTCGCCTGTTGCTAAATCATAGCCATCTGCATCGTGGTCTATTAATAAATCATAATGAGTTTGGTCTAAATACTTTGATTTTAATTTAGCCGCCTGTTTGTCTGTTAGTTTCTTTTTTAACTTATATGTCTTTGCCATAATTTTCTTTTAAAGTGTGTAATAAAAAATCACTTAAATTACCCTTTTGTTGGTATTCTTCTTTATATAGTATTTGTATGCCTTTTTTACATAGCCTTTTAAACAACTTTAATTCTTCTTCACTAAAATATAAAATAGTAGTTGTTATTTCTGTGTTGTCTGTTGGACTGTTATCAACACCCCAGTCGTCTTCAAATAATTTAATCATAATGTCCCCCTTAATGTGTAGCTGTTTAAATCTGCATTTTCTATAAAAAACATTTTATACCTTTCTATTGATTCTAATGTTTTGCGTTCGCCGTCAAAATAAAATTGCTCACTTACGTCATATATAGCAATATCTAAAGTGCCTTTGTCTAAAACTATAAACTTAAACTCTGTGTAAGGCACGTTAAATAATTGGCAGTAAATATAAGCCTGTATATCGTACCCGTACTTTTTAGCTGAATAAGGGAATGCTCGTATGTCAGTTGTAGTTTTTAAATCTACAATACCGTGCTTACCTAATACATCAGCCTTACCCCTAAGTGGTAAATCGTCAATAATTCCAACAGCAGGTACTTCAAAATCACAATCTGTGATGAGTTGTAATGCTTGTTCGTTTTTTAAAAACGCATCAGCTAATCTTTCAGCATCTGACTTTTCTTTCATAGTAAAAACTTTACCGTGTTCCGCAAGTGCTTCTTTATACTTCTTTGTGTTCTTGCTTTGTACATCCACAAATATCTGTGAATTAAATACTTCAGGCTCTAATATGCTTGTATGGAATAACCACCCATCTCTTAATGCTTGGCTTTCTTCATTACCGTATTGTGTAACGTAATGGTACTTTTTAGGACTTGACTGTAATAATTTAATACTACTGCTACTTAGTGCGTGTTTGCCTAAGTGTCCGTAATAAAAACTATCGTCATCCATTTTAGCAAGTAACTCTTGCTCATCCCACTTTTCTCCGTTTAATAATTGTATCATAATTTCTCTATTTTTAGTTTGTTTAAATTACTATAATTGTTTCTCTTGTAATTGTTTGTAAAATTGTTTATACTGTTCTGCATCTTTTAATGCTTCATCTCTACTATCTATTAGTTTTTCTATTCTTAGTTTAGCTTCTTGCAGTTGCATCTGTAATGAATTAACATACAAGTAAGACGTGCTTAAATAATTGCTTATTATTTCAAGCTGTTTGCTATCGGGTTTTTGCTTTAATCCTTTTAGCACAACATCACTTGCTGCTCCAAAATCCCCTTGAAACTTTAACTCAAACAGTTGCATCTCTATATACTTTAGCGCATATTGCTAATCGTTGGTCGGTGTTCTTAAACTCCTTAACCATTGTTGGGTCTGTTATACATCTTTGTATAAACTCATTCCTTTTCTCGTTCTTCTTCGGTGTTGGTATCGGCATCTTTTAATTTATTTACTACTTGTTCTAATATCATATACAGCTTTACTACGTGCTGCTCTAATTCTGTTATACGTGCAGATTGACTTGCTCTCTTTTTATTCATATATGTTTGTTATTATACTTTGTTCCTCTCTTAGCAAATATACACTTTTTTTTCTTTTGTTAGTATTCCACATAGTAGTTTTTGGGCAATACAGCTCATCAGGGTCATCTAAATTTAAATCATTAAGCCAAAACATATAATTACCTTTTGGGTCATTTACGAAGTAAAACTTCTGTATATCGCTATCTAACTTCATAAGGTTTTTATACTTGCTAACCTCTAACATTTTAGTGTCGTAATACTTATCTCTAAACTTCATCTCAATAACACACTTTAAACCTTTAGGTGTTATACCCTGTGCATCAAAAGGGAGTGTAGTTTCGCCTGTATGTACTAACCTCCAACCGTCTAAATTAAGCGAAGCTACTAAGGCTTTTTCAAACTTAATTATTTTTTCTATCTTCATATACCTTGTTTATTTGTGCTATCCAATTCTTGATGCGCTTTGGGCTGCACGTACAAGGCTCGTGGTATGGGTGTGCAAATACATCAGCGTGTACTTGGCAAATCATTTTATACTCATCTGGTTGTAATCTATCGCTTTTAATATTTAAAAACGCTTCCCATTGTGTTATTTGGTGTTCGTCTAAATATCCTTTAGGCATTGCGGTCTATTGTTATTTCGTTCCACTTCTTTCTACGTTCATCACAACCACAGTCAGGATACATCTTTTTGTATATGTATCTTATCCCTGTGTACTTTGTAATGTAATATACTAAATCCCCTAATCTCATAACTTATCTTTTATCTTACGTTTAACTTTCTGATAGGTGTTGTATAAACTCCTGTATTCTATTGTGGTGTTTCTTGCTAAAGCAGATATGTTACCAGTATCTTGTACAAGTTCAAACACCTTTTTGTCGTACCAATGCATCTCGTTGAGTGCTTTGTTTACTTTGTCAAAGGCTTCTTCAAATAATTTCTCATCTTCCAACTCTACCTTTGTTTTACCTTCTATGATGTAATTTATGTAATCGTCTGTTAGGTCTACGACTTGTGTACGCTGCTCCTTACGACATAAATCCAAAAACATACTACGCAGTACCTTGTAAACGTAAAAGTCGTTTATATCGTCTTTATATGAAATATCAATACCATTCCTAATAAGCACCAATAGTTTTAAATACATCTCCTGTACCAAGTCTTCTGACGTGTCAGGGTTGCACCCCCAACTTCGGCAGTAGCTTATCCATTTATTGTGTTTGCTTGTTAGTATGTCGGTTATCATATAAGTTGCTGTTGTTCTCGTTTAGGATACTCTATTGGGTTTTTACCCTCTATCTTAAAGCCTACATTATTTAATACGCTTTCAAGTCTTATAGGTTCTTCCAATGGTGTTGGTCTGCCACCTGTATCTACGTCTTTAATTTTCTTTACGTGTAAGTGTGAATACATCCAATCACTTGGAGAATAAATATACCTGTGTATCACTAAAAAGTTATCGCACCTATTTACAAACTTACCACCACCCTCAACGGATGCTGCACTTGGTGGGATAGGGTGTCCTTCATAGTAATGTCCTTTAGAGTGTTTCATTCTTAGGCTTTCAGTAGCAGCGTGTGTACATACCCAAGTAGATATGTTATTTTCTTTGCAGAATATGCGTATCTCGCTTGTTGCTTGGTAATCGTATTCGTGTCCGCTAATACCCTTTAAAACTTCCTTATCCTTATTTAATGAGTTGTAAGGGTCTAACAAAAACCCCTGATACTCCCAAGCCTTTTTTACGTGTTGTGCTAAATCTAATAGTGATTTGTAAGTGTATAATTTAGAAGCATCAACAAACTTAAAATGCTCATCAATCCATTTAACTCTTTCCTTGTAGTGTGTTTCTTCTATTTTGTTTATTGGTTTGCCTTCTAAAAACTCTACTATCTTGCGTATAATAGAATATGGCTCATTCTCACTACTGAAAACAAGCCACTTTATCTTATGTTTTAATGCATATAAGGTCATCAAGTAAAGCACCAACGATGTTTTGCCTACGTTAGCGTGTCCTAAAATTATATTAAAATCGCCATACTTAAACCTAAAATGCTCATAGT